TCGGCTCTGTCGCGCTACGGGGCGATAGAAAAGCAGTCAGTGGTGGCTGTAGCTCAGTTGGTAGAGTCCAGGATTGTGATTCCTGTTGTCGTGGGTTCGAGCCCCATCAGCCACCCCAAGTTATTCAAATAAATCAAGAAGTTACATTAACTGATTTATTTTAGAGATGTGAATTTTCCGACGCATTTACAAATTTTCCGACGTCAGAAAGACAGAGGCCGCTTAAAGCGGCCTTTTTTACTTCCAAATCCGCACGCGATAGGGGACGTATGAATTTCCTATATAGGCTCGGCAAATATTATGCGAGTGTGGGAGAAACACTGGCGGCGCAAGCGAAGACGGCTGCGATCTTCGATAACCGAACAGACATCGGCATAACCCGCGAGCATATCTATCTCAAATTACTCACTGGGCACATCCCGGCACGCTGCCAGGCCTTTTTGGGCGGTTCGCTCTTTGACGCTAACGGTCAAGAATCAAAGCAAATCGACATCATCGTCACCACTGACACTACCCCTCGATTTTTGTTACCTGGGGCGGGGGAAAAAAGCTTTGCCCCTGTGGAGGGATCGCTCGCTGCCGTGTCGGTGAAGTCTAGCCTCGACAAAGCACAACTCGTTGACTCACTTGACTGCCTCGCGTCAATTCCGGCCACACGGCCATTAGGCGACCAAAAGGCTCCGCACATCAAGATCCCGAACTATGACGATTGGCCGTTAAAGATCGTCTATGCACACACTGGCATCGCGGGAGACACGCTTCTGCACCATATCAATGAGTATTACGCGGAACGGCCGCACATCCCAGCTGGCCGCCGCGCGAATTTCATCCACGTTGCTGGACAGTATTTCGTTTTTAGAGCCGACGGAAGCCTCGTCTTGCCGACCGTAGACGGCGTGTCTCACGGCCACCTCCCGTCGGGAGGCTTCTATGGAGTTACAGCCCACCCTGACCTGCAGGGCATCATGTGGACCTTAGATGAGCTGCAAAGTCGTGCCAACGCATCTGCGCATATTCTGTTCTCCTATCGAGATCTGTGGAATAACCTCGCAGCCAGACATCGCTAGGCCTCATCCCCGATTGCGCGCGGCCTTCCCTGGTTTTGGAGCCGGCCATTCTTGCGGCCAACTGGGCCCCACGGTGTCCGGCGGCTTCAGTCCCAGCACTTCTACGAGCCACTGCTGATAACAGGCTGAAAAGCTGCCATCGCTCATGCGAGTTCGCTGTATCCCGTCATACTTAAGGATCGCACCATTTTGGTCTATCAGCCGAACATGGTGCAGTGCCGGCAACAGCCTGCCGTGTTCGTTCGTTATTCCCCAAGCCTGACAGTTCATCCGTGGGCGCCCCTGCCACCAAACCATCGATAGGACACCGAATACGCCGGCGTCGGACGCAATAGCCTGGTCAGAGCGCGGCTCACCCCGATAACATAGCTGAACAATTTTACTGTACATGCATACAGTATATTAGCGCTACGTACATCCAGCAAGGAATCAAACAGCAATCTGAGGCGATCCTGCCGACCTGGCGCCGCACATAGCGAAAACGCCCCGAAAGGGGCGTTGTTAAGGGGGGGGGGCAGCCTTAATTTTCTTCGCTCGGAACGATTGTGTAGCCCTTGCGCTCCATGCATTGAGCAGTGAAGTAAGGGCGGTCATTGTTACCTGCGCACAGGTAAGCATCACGTTCTGCTTGCTCATTTGTAACGCCAACCTTGGCGAACGCAGTCTTTTGCCTAGGGATCTCGGCGCAACCGGTGAAAGCCACGGAGGCCAGAACGGCAATGGTCAACAAAGCAAACTTTTCCAATATAAAACCTTTATTAGTAGTTGTTAACAATTAATTAAAACACAATTCGATAGTGCAGGCTACGGTAATCGCCCTCTCAAATGACCGTCCTGCAGACCTTAGAAGAGCCCTACCGGTTCCGCAGCCTTATCCCAACTGTAGATAATCAACTCCTGGCGATCGACGGCCTTGCCACCCCCACCGACGGTGTAAGAGATATCTGTCGATTCCATTTGAAAGCGTGCGAACACACGGCGAATATCTGGATGGTCATTTAGGCTAAGAATTGCCTTCCCTTCTAGCCGTGCCATTAAATCCGCCATACGCTCATACTCTGTAAGCGGGAAATCGACGCCATACCCTTCGGTCTCCCAGTACGGCGGATCGAGATAGAACAGAGTGTGTGGGCGGTCATACCGTTCCATGCATTTATGCCAATCGAGATTTTCGATGTACGCGCTCGCCAGACGCAAATGTGCCGCAGATAGATTTTCTTCAATGCGGAGAAGGTTGACAGGCGGCGCCGTCGTCGCCGTGCCCCATGTTTGCCCCTGGACCTTGCCGCCAAACGCATTTTGCTGAAGATAGAAGAAGCGGGCCGCGCGCTGGATATCCGTCAGCGTGTGCTGAGGCGTATCTTGCAACCATTTGAAAACCTCGCGACTGGAAAGCGCCCACTTGAATTGCCGCACGAACTCCTCGAGGTGATTCTTGACCACCCGGTACAAGTTCACCAGGTCGCCGTTGATGTCGTTGATCACCTCCACATCGGCTGGTGGCCGCATGAAGAACAGGGCGGCGCCGCCGGCGAAAACTTCGACATAGCACTTATGCTTTGGAAACTGCGGGATGAGGCGATCAGCCAGGCGTCGCTTGCCACCGATCCAAGGAATGATAGGTATTGCCACAGAGTAAACCTTATTAGCTATTTATGCTAGACTTCTGCCCGCCCTCCGGAGGGTGCAGAGCCTTGCTCGGTTCACTGCCACTTCAGTGGATTGAGGCCTGGTCACGCTGTTGACGCAGCATGGCCAGGCGCTCTGTCTTTACGGCTGATGCCGTGGTCCGATGTGCAGACGTTTGCACATCATTTCAAAATTTCTTGTTGGCTTTCGTAGAACTCCCTCAGGCCGACCGCTAATTCACGCCAGGCGCGGCAGGCGGTGGCGTTGTGGGCGTCGGCTTCAGCAACTTCAGCAAGCGGTATTCCGGCGGGGTCACGGTCAACGCCGGTGGGAGGTCCGGCAGGCTCACCTGTCCAACTGGCGTTGTATGACCGCACGAAGCCAACATTGACGCGGTAATCAGCGTTGTCAGCATCGGTAACATAGACTGGCACTTGCTTTTCAATTTCTTCTCCTTTCTTGTAGACCGTCTTGATCCGGTCCCGGTACTTGATTTCGGTGCGAACAACTACCTGCCCCTGGGCTTTGGCGATCGCAATTCCATGCGCAGCTTGCGCTTGAACATAGGCGAGATGCTCCTCGCCAGCTGCGCGCCGACCGTTCAACATACCCAGCAAATACATCACAATGGCAATGCCCAACAACGCGATCCAGCGCGCAGGGGCCGGCAAAATCTTGCTCACACGATTCCTTCCGTATAACTCACCCGGCCATTAGCAAAGTGTGCGGTTAGAACCTGGTTGCGTGGCGCCCCACGCGACAAGCCGATATGCACCCAGGTCCCCTCGTAGATCAATTGGTCGAACTGGACGCCGGACACGATGATCGCGGTGGCCAAGTCCTTTGGGGCTAGACCCGATGCGGAGATATCCGCTGCCAGACCGTTCATGTGCGCGCTATTCGGCGAGCCGCCGACGACGCTATTCAAGGCCGCGCAGCGGTATCCACTCGAAACACGGATGGGAATTCCGACGGCTGCCCTCACTTGTTCCAGCAGTGCCGCAAGGCGCCGCAAATTTGCGAGGACCGCGACCGACGGTGAGTTGTCGATTCCGCGCTGCGCCGCAGCCTTTGAGGCCGTCAATTCCTCAAGAGTGAAATGGGCGCTCAGATTCACAGCACCCCCTTCACATCTTTGGCAATCTCGACCAGGTCGGCGTCGCGCCGTTTATCGAGATACACGAACAACGCACGTACCAGCGCCCATGCCGGCAAGCCGCATGCAAAGGACAGTGCCAACATTGCGACGATGCCAAACAGATCCTGCGCCCAATGCTGGATGCCGAGATAGCGTACAAGACCCGCACCACCACCGATGGAGCCGACAAGCGTGCTGATTAAGGCGACACGCCACTCCTGGTCGGACCTTGGTTTCGTCATCGCCATGACAACGAAGGCTGCGAGCCCAGCACCAATTGCACCCATGCCGGCCAAGCCACCGATGATCTTCCAGCCAGCTACGCCGGCTGCCGTGCCTGAAATCGGTTCGCTCATTGAATTTTCTTTCATAGTCAGTAATCTCCGGCTGGGCTTCATCTCCACATTTCAAGCACCGGGAACACATAGTGTCTCGCGCTCGAAGTCGCATTTCTAGGGCAAATTGAGACTAGTTCCATGTCACTGCTTCCAGCCCTGAGAAGCGAGATGCCGTAGCCACTTACTACAAGGAGACGAGAGCTGACTTGGGGTAGTCGCACATCTGCAGGTCTATCGGGCGCACCCGCCTCATCACGTCGGGATCGAACAATCGAGTGCCGCCAGCAAGGACGATTGCGAAGGCAAGATCGGAGCACCACCAGCAGCTGTCGTCCGACCAGTCTTCCGAATACGTGAGCGGAATTCCGATCGCACCGAGCCAGTCGTATCCCTTCCCCACCTGTTCCTCAGCAAACCTCAGCGCGGCACCAAGATCGGGCACCCATACATCCATGTCGCGATACAGGACGATGCCGGACATGAGTTCATCAACCGCGCCCGCACGACAGCCGTGCGTCATTGACGCTTCGTACGCCCTCTCGCCAATAACCGTGATCGCGTGGCTGAATTGTCGGGAACCCGACAGCACGCCCACCGCCAGGCTCACAGGGTTGTAGGGCCAACGGCTGGTGAGCCTGATGGTCAGATAGCCGCCTTGCGTGCTGGCATTGGATGAATCGCGCATCAGATCTCCTCAATATTGATGGTGCTGGAATAAGCGAGTGCATACTGGATCGAGACCGCGGAGTCCCGCGCACGGCGTCCGTAGATCAAGTGATCACGCTCCAGAGCGAGATCCGGCATGCCTGAGTACACGCTAACCAGAATGGGATATGCCCGACTATTACGGACAATGTTCACGAACGAGGCGCGGTCAGTTGCCGGCATTAGAGCAAGATCAATCGGCAAGCTGCGGTAAATGTATCCGGCCTCAGCGCCCTGCCCGCCTGCATCGTTCCGGTACAGTTTCGTGGAATCGATCACGGACAGTGAGACTTGTGACGCGTTGTACTTCGGCGACCAGTAGGCGCCAGCGACCAGGCATACCGCTTCAATGTAGCCCTGCAAATTGTCCGGGTCAGCGATATCGACCGCCATTCCCAAAGCCTGAGTAGACACTGGGAACCAATACCTCGCGTAGGCACCGCCGCCATACGCGTATGCGCTCGCAGCCTGGGCAGGCGTCCAGCCGCGCAATCTTGCTGCGGGCGCCGGACAAGCCGGCACTACACCACTGTCGTTGTCATAGCTCTGCCAATTATCGATGTAACCAGCCGGTCGAACGCCAGGTGTGGATCCGGACGGATAGTAGGAAGACAGGCTGCCGCTGTTGAACATTGCCCCCCACATGTAGATGCTGGCGGAAGCGTTGAAGCTGCCGAAGCCAATATTGTGGACTCCAGCAACGGTAGGGGAAAACGTGGCGCTTACTCTGTACCAGCCGCCACCCATATCTTTCATGACGGCGTTCGATGCCTTCCCTGAAACGGCTGTTGCTCGGGTCGTGAGGTTGAACTGTGCAACTCCGCTCTCAGTGAAGTCGGAAATCAGGACGTTCCCCGAATACGTCCCAGCCTTCAGAAACACTGACGCGGTGTACGTTTGGCCCGCAGCGAGAGTCACTCCCTGGTAGTAGTAGGCCGCGCCCGTCCCATTGCCGGTCACCATCTCGGCAGAAGTCGTTCCATCTGGCGCTGCCAGGGCGTTGGGAGTGAGAGTGGACCGTCCAGCAGGAGTAGACCAGGCCGCGTTCTCGAACAGCTCGGTATACGTGAGCATGTTGGTCGCCTGCTGTTCACTAGACAGGCGCACACGCATCGTTGCTGTCGGCGACAGGTTGCATATGAGTGCTGCAGCACCGATCTCCTCTGCCGCCTGCCATGTCAGAGTGAGCCTCGCAGTTGTTCCTGTCGCGCGCCACACGCTCGACTTATCATCTACCTGAAGATTCGCAGCTGCCAACGCACCTGCAGTGCTCGACGCGGTTATCGTGGCGCGACAGGATGCATTGTCGTGCACAATACGCAGGTTACTCATGCTGGCCACCCAATCGCGTGCACCGCTTCAATTGTCTCGGCTTGGTTGATCTGTTCGCGCAACGTGCGACCAGTGGCATAAAGTCCCGACACGAACTGGCCTAATGCCAAACCCAAAGCGATGACTTGATCGGCATCGAGCTGGCGGGTCGTGTTGTCAGTAAGCGTCCATGTCTCGCTGTACGCCGCTCCACTTGACTTGGCGATGACGGCCAGCTGGACGGCGCCATTAATGCGGATCTTGTCTGCCTGGTAGCTCCCCCCGTCATAGATGAAGTTGCCCTCTTCCGCGATTGCCCGTGCTACCTTGATTGCAGCCCATGCGCGATCACGCGCCCCTTGCAACGTATCGGATTGGTCAACAACCTGGCTGCCGCCCGCAAACGGCATGTCCGGTGCAATCAGCGCGGATTCAATGGCCCCTGCCAGATCATCGCAACGCGACAACAGGCCCGCGCCAATAGGGATTTCCCATCCCCACACGAGCGGTAGGCCCGCCATTGCCGCCGCCTCGTCGGTATAGGAGTGAACGAACGCGACCGTCTTGTCGAAGCGGAAGTCAACCTCCAGCCTGATCACTTTATGGTAGGCCACCGGGACCCCACCAGGCGTTTTAGTAGATTTAAGAATCGGCATAATGCCCTTTCAAAAGTTGGTCACATCAACGATGATGTGGCGGTTTGGCGTACCAGCCGGGATTGTTCGATCAAGGTCCGTCTGACCTGGATCGAAATAGTTTGTGGTGTCATACACCTTGATGTTCGAGATGTTCACGCCGCCCGAGATGGACTTGACCATCCCCTGCGTTATTTCCAGCCGCTGGGTTTCATATCCGCCGCCACCTCGCGTGTCACGCACAGTCATATACTGATTGACGCAGATCGCTGCATAGGTGCGCGAGCCGTTATAGACAAAGCTGCCTTCTCCGGTGGGGAATCCGATCATGACGAGCGGTTTTTGTGCGGAATCGAAGATAACCGAGCCACTGGCATTGAAAACCTGTATCCCCATTCCACCACCGGCGGACGTAATCGCGCCGAACACGTAAACGGTGATAACAGTGCCGGTGTAGCCCTGGGATACGAGGCGGAGATAGCCTCCCTGCTTGTACGTGACTGCGCATGGCGTCGCGCTGGACAGGGCGACGATCTCATCGTCGCCCACGGAGATGAACACGTCCGAGTAACCAATGGCCTCGCCGTTGTTCCAATAGTTGGTGGCGACATCGAATTTTCGACGCAGTACAAACTGAGGGTAGACGCCATCGATCTGAAACCCGCCAGCATCATTGAAGCACTGAAATCCGGCCTGCATCAGCGCACCCCAAGTACGAGCTTGCATGGGGCCAGCGGGACACCTACCGGATAGGCCTGGCGAGTCCATGAAACCGTGCTTCCACTAAACGAACAACTGGGGTACGTGTTCGTTCCAAACTGCTGTGAGCTGTTGCCGCCCTGCGCCAGGATAGGGATCGCAAACGGCACACCTTGATCCAAGCCAGGCACGTAGACAGAGCCGCTTGCAGTATTGGCGTCAATGACGCCTATCACCCTTCCCATAACGGTAGACACGTCGATAATAGGCCGACCTTGTTCGTCCCATGTTTGGAGGCCCATCGTCATAACGACAAATCTCCAATCCGTACACGCAGTATGTTGTTTCCATCGAAGACCTTGAACACGTTGTCTGAAAGCTCCGTGCGCGCGCCGCTGGCACTTGTGCGAAGCGTGCCAATGGTGGCACTGAGCGCTGACAACGCACCAATACTTGCCGTGTCGATGAACGCCAGGCGGATAGCTGCAGCCTCGATGAACGTCGAGACGTTATCCCTTGTCAGCGTTGCAGGGCCTGGGCCGTACTTCCCGATAGCGATCCAGTCGATTTCAAAAACGTCATCAGCTCCCGAACCGAGGTCAAACCGCAAACTTGTGATTGTGCTAGCGGCCCAGTCAGGTATGGTCGACATATCCCACTCCAGAATCACAAAACCTGTTGTGCTCGTGGTATCTGGGATCGACTTGTAGTAGTCGGGAAAAACGTGACTGTGATTCGCGGTCGAGTAAAACAAACCGCCCTCCCAGTGGATACCCGCCTTACGCTTCACGCGCATTCGGACTTTGTCGTAAAGCGCACCGTTAATGGCCAACGTCGGGCTTACGATGATTGGATCGCCGCCTGTGGCTGTCACAGTAAGCGTGCTAGGGCCAGCAGAGAGCGTGGCGCCATATGGTGTCCAGCCATCGATGCTGCCAGAGAAATCCCACGTCCTGTTCGCTGAGAAATGGGATTTCGCGGCAGCGTCGACGATCGAAGCGTCCGGAGCAGGCGCGTACTTCCCAATCGCAATCCAATCTATTTCGAAGTGGTCATCAGACCTCGTCCCCAAGTCAATGCGCAACTGTGTGACCGTGCTGCCCGTCCAGTCCGCACCGCCAGCCGTCAACGCAGACATATCCCATTCAACAATCACGAAATCCGTTGTTTTCGTGCTGTCATCGATGTCCCTGAAATAGGAGCCAGAGATTCCGTGGTTTAGAGTCGTGTACAGAAGGGCGCCATCCCAAGTGGTACCGCTCTTCCGCTTTACACGCATCCTGATCTTGTCGTACAGCGCACCTTTGAAACTCAAAGGCGGGCTATAGATGATCGGATCATTTCCGGTCGACGTTACCGTAAGCGTGCCGTTGCTGGCACTGATAGTAGCTCCGATGGCGGTGAATCCTTCGACTCCATCCGAGAAGTCCCAAATCTTGAAAGCTGTGAACTGTGCTTTCGCAGCCGCCTCGATGTCCGGAGCTAGCGCGCTGTTCAACGTGCCAGGAGCAGCATATGCCGCAGACAATCCAGAACCAGCGCCCAGGATGATATTGCCCGCCCCGTCCTTGACGGTAAGCCCGCGCGTATCGATCGCCTCAGGCAGGATTGAACCTTTCACAAACAAGTTCCCGTTGTAGACATAATCTACAGTGACCCATACGCTACCGTTGTACATCTTCTGAACGCTGAAGGTCCGGTCCGCTTTATACAGGGTGACCAGGTCGCGCGAGCGCGGAGCACCATAACCGGCGGCGTTCAAAGCGTTAGCCGCCTCGGTATCCGACCAAATGCTAGCGATAGTGATGGCAGCGATATCGACATTTCCCCGCACGCCCTGCGCTCCGGCGGCGCCGCTCGCCCCGTCTGCTACTTTGGCTAGCGTCGCTACCTGCGTGTACACGACGCCTTCCACGTTGAGGGTCGCGGTGATCGTGCCGGAAACAGCCGCAAAGTTTGCATAAGTGACCGTCACCTCGTTGCCGTTAACCGCCGGAGTGATACCAGCCGAACAAGAGAAAGCTACCGTTCCAGACATGTTCAGCAGCGTCACCTTGAAGGTGAACGATGCCGGTGTGGCGCTCTGCCCGTCTGGCGCCACTTTGAACACCGCCGCAGACGGGGTCAGGAACATCCCGCGATCGGTCGGCGGCGCGAAGCGCGGCGTCGCAGCCATAATCAGCACAGTGCGGTCGTTTACAAATGCCGCCATCAGACAGTTACCTCCAAAGTAGAACGAAGCGTGTCCCAGTCAGCCGTGCGCGAGGTGAGCAGGCCGACCTTGCCCGCCGCCAGGCCGAAACGGTTGCTGAAAAGCTTCACGGCCTGCCCTAGTTCGAGCAGGAGCTGCACCGGAGTGGCCTCGAAGCGATACGTAGTGCGCGGCACCTTGGCGATCGCCAAGCGACGATTTGCCTCGGCTTGCGCGTCGACCTTGCGCAGAAAGCAGGTATCGATCTGCACCGGCTCCGCATCGAGTTTGTATGCCGTCTGCACAGCGGCGTCGACCGAGGTCACCGAAAGCCATTGCTGCGCATAGAGAGCCTTATGTGCATCAGGCAAGGAAGTCTGCAGCTTTTCTTGCGGCGTCCAGTTGCGGCAGTAGCCAATTTTGACCGACGCCGCAACTTCCGTGCGTTTGACGATCGTGATGCTGCGGTCCAACTGCTGCGAGGGCCGGATCTCGGTAGTGGCCACCGTCGGGATAGCGAACTGGATGAGGCGCAGCTTGCCGGTCATCGATGGCACCAGCTGGGCGCCAACGCTGCTGGCCAACTGCTGGCACGCCACCAGCACATTGGTGCGCTCCGTCAGGTACACGCCGACTGGCTGCGGGTTGGCAGCCTCGAAGGCAGCCAACTGGACTGCATCGAGGTCCGCTGCCGTGAACCTGGTTGTCGCCTTGCCGCGCTGTGTTACCAGGTACTGCACCAGCTGCCCGATGGTGTTGACATAGCTGCCGTTGAATTTTGTTCCCTGCGCGTCGCATGTAACCACGCCCGGACCGACCGCCTCGGTAAAGACCAGACGGCCGGTATTCGCCGTCACAGTCACCGCGCCGCGCGGCTTCCCCTCCGTCCGTACTTCCGCGACTGCCTCGTTCACGCCGTCGCCGAAGGCGTACTCCAACGCAACCGGGTTGGTCGGGACCGGACTGATGTTGTGACACTCGCCCAGCAGAACCGGCACCAGGGCATCGGGATTGGTTGCGTTGCCGCCGATTTTGACGTCCGTCACCGGCGTATTGAGGCGCTCAAGCTTGTTCACCAGGCGCAGGTTTAGACGATCCCGCGATTTGCAACCGATGTCGACAATGACGCCGCTGAACACCTGGCGGAAGTCGGCCCTGTCCCAGCGCACGTCGCCCACGAACGCATTGACCGGCTGGTTTACCCAAATATCCTCCAGCCAGGCATCCCGCGCGCCATCAGCATTGTGGATTTCAATGTCGCCAGCCGACAAGGATGCGGTCGAATCCATGGAGATGGATTCCGTTACCTTCAGCCCGCCGGCAACAACCGCCTGGTAAGGCGTACTGGCCGAAGCGTTGTAAGCCATCGTCGACAAATAGCGCGTGGTATCGACGCCGGCGACTTTCACTCCAACCTCGAACAGCGTCACGCGCTGGGCACCAGCATCCCCGAGCCAGGCCGCGAATTGGGTGTCGGTAATCATGACAGCGCCCTCGACGAATTGGCCTCAACGTAGGCAGCATCGGTCATCGCCCGCCGCACGCCATCCACCACCGTTTCAGCGGCGTGTTGTGCGCTGCCGGCACCAGCCGTGATCAAATCACCGGTTTGCCGTTGCTGATCGGCACGCAGGCCCCTCAGCTCAACTGCCATCGCATCATTTGATGCCCGCAGTGCCTTAATCTCATCGACCAGCGCGATCATATTGCTGGTCCCGATGTTGGAGTAGTTGATTCCCGCGACAGGCTGTGCATACGTCTGCACACCAGCACCCGCTGGCGCGCTTGGCATACCCTGGCCCGCCTGCGCAATCGCCTTCAAGGTCGCACTGATATCCGCCAGGGTCGCCGACGAATCATTCAACGCGTCGAGGCTGGCTTTCGCGACGTCGACGGAGTTGACGGCCCACTGTGCCAACTCGTCGTTGGTCCGCATGACTACCGCCAGGTCCGACGAATATTGAGCATCGCTTCCGTTGATCTTCTGGGATAGCTGCAGGAAAGTCTGCTCGACGGCACTGAGCTTGCCCTGCGCATCCGTATTGCCGGCTGCAGCAAGCTGGCGAGTTTGTTCAAATTGCCGCCGCGCCTCCGCGTACTGCTGCTCGGGCGTCAGCGTCGACAGCTCCCCCAGGACCAGGCTGCTATTCAAGCCTGCGGCCGTCGTGGCGAACGATTCCATCTGGTCCATAAAATTGCTCAGGCTGGATTTCGCCTCGTCCTGGGCATCCTTCACTGCTTTGGCGGCCTGCACCTGGTCAAACAGCGAACGGTTGCTCGCATCGATCGCGTCGCGCTGCTTCTTGAGCAGTTCTGCCGAGGTCATCGTCAGCTCGTCCAGCTGATTTTGCAGGTCTTTGCGCTCGCTCAGGACGTCGTCCGCAGCGTCGATAACGGACTTAAACGCCGGGGCAATGGCCATGAGAGCCGAGTAAGCTTCAGCGCCGGACTTCGTGGTCGTGTCCAAGCCCACCACCACGTTGCGGAACATACGCACCGCGCTTTCGCCTTCGGTCGACAGGCCGTACTTCGCCAGCGTCGGCGCAATGCGCGCGCGCAGCGCATCGGCCTGCTCCTGCTCACTGAAGAAGTTCTCCAAGAAGAATTGGCCCTGGGCGGTGAATTTGTCCAAACCACCAGCCAGTTCAACCAGGCGCTCGCGGGCGGCCATCGAACCGAAGCCAATTTCGCCAAACGTCTTGCCGAACGACTTAAGCACCACGTCCACGGTCTGGTATTCGTTGGCGAGGCGAGTCAGGGTCTCCAGCGCCCCTTCGCCAGCGTTCTGGAAGTCCTTCAGATCCGAGATGGCAAACTTTGCCATGTCATCGCCAACCTTGCTCAGCGCGTTCTGAAGGGCCGTCTTCACCTCCTCCGGCTTCAGGTCTTTGGTACTGATCTTGCCGATATCGATCACAAAGGCGTTCAGTTGCGCGGCGAACGTTTCACCGCCCAGGCCCAGGATGGACGCGCCTTCGAGGATGGTGTCGCGCAGACCGGTGAAGATTTTCGTGAACTGAGAGTTCACCTCAGGGCCCAGGCCGACGGACTTGGTGTTGTACTTGTCGCTGTGGAACAGGCCACCATCCTTTTTCGTTTCGGTGTACTGACTGACGCTGGCGCCAGACTTAGCGATCTGTCCGAGCGTCCCGCCGCCAACAGTCAGCCCCATGTCGACCGTGCTCACCTTGCCGCCGAAGATGGACTTGCCAATCTTGCTCCAAACCGAACCAGACTGAGCCGCTACAGCCGTCGTGCTGAAGCCGTCCGTACGGTACAAGATGTTGCCCAGGCCGTTGATCCCCGCGTTGATGGATTGGAGAACGACCAGCATGCTCGTATTGATCGCCAGACCCTGGTAAGTGTTGTCCTTGACAGCGTCAAGCGACTTCGTGATCGACTCGGACTTGGCAGTCGGATCCCCCAGAATTGAGCCGGTACCGTTGGCTTCCTGGCGCTGCGCCGAAAGACTCTTTCCGCCACCACCGCCGCCACCAACCGCGAAGCCCAGCGCTGCCATCACTGCCGCCATGGCGGCCATACGCGCCCATGCCGTATATGGATCACCCTTCGCTTGGTTGGCAACGCCTGCTGCGGCTGCGGACACGCCAATTGCTGTATTTGCCGCAACCTCCACGCCAGCGCCGGCAATAGCTGCCGCTGACTGGACGGCCTCACCTTCGACTACCGCAGCGGTAACCGTCGCGGTCGATGTCAGCTTGGTCATCATCGATTCCAGGGCCATAGCCATTTCTGTCGCACGATAGGCCTTTTCCACGCCTTCGAGGACCCTATAGCCCGTCGAGTTCTCATGGAAGAAGCCCTTTGCCGCGCTCGCCATATCCCCGTATGACTTAATCTGTGCCTGCGCCGATTGCTCGGCAGCAGCGGTGTTCGCGCGGAGAATCTTCGTTTTATCGCCGCCGGCGTCCTTGGTGGCGGCGGCCAGCTGCGCTGCAATGGCCGCCTGGGTCCGGCCGTAGCCACTCAGGGCCGTCGTCAGGCCGCCGATGGCCGATCCAACCCGGCCAAAGGACGCCGCCATACCTTGCGCGGCGGACTGCGCGGCCTGGTCCAGCGCCGACATAATGTCCAGCATTGCGTGGGCCTGGGTCAGGTCGACGTTGACGGTAACGCCATTCAACCGATTGGCGTACCAGGTATCGAATTGCTCCTGGAGCTGCTTTTGCGCGGCAGTGCCTTCGCCAGCAAGGCGAATGCGCTCACGCCATGTCTCCGCATCAATGTCGAGCAGTGCTTGCTCGCGTGCGCGAGGGTCCGAGATCGATTCTGCAGCGGTCTTTCTGTTGTCAATCCCAAGCTGGCTTGCATAGGCCAATGCCTTCGATTGCGCCAGCGTTGCCTGCTCGACCTCGACGCGCATGCCCTTCTCGGCCCGCAGTTGCGCCTCCACTTCCTCGCCGATCACAACTCCCTTACGGCGTTCCTCCGCCAGGAAGCGCTCGAGATCCGCCTCGCCCTTAACAGCGATCATGGCGATCTCACGGGCATCCGCACTCTTGCCGTACTGGTCATATTCCGCCGCCAATGCAGCAGTAGACGCGTTCCGCGCTTGCGCGCTCTGCTGCATCCAGGTAAGTCCTGCTTTCTCCCCTTCCTGCGCCTTAACTAGTTCCTCCGTGGCGGCGAGTTCGCTGAGCATGGCTCGCACCGCGGTCAAGTGCGCTTGCGACAGTTTGAGCTTCCCCGTCGCGAGATCCTGATCCAGCTTAACCTGCAACTTTTGGCTGTCGGTCAGTGCTTCGCCTGACGCCAGCTCGAGCCTGTTCTGCGCGATCTTTTCACCAAGCGAAGTGACCAGCCCCGCGTAGGCTTCCTTCTCCTTCTCGGCTGCCGCTGCGACCTTCTTTGCTCCCTCGTCCATACCTGCGAAGTGCTTTCGCACACGCGCTTCATCAGCCGGCGTGAAAGTAGCACCGAGTTCGGTCTTGAGCTTCTTCAATTCCTCGGCCAGTTGCTCCGGCGCCGTAGCGAATTTCTTCATCGCCTCCGCGTGCTTACGAGCCGCTTCAGCGGCCTGCTCCTCCGCACTTTGGACGGTTTTGTATTGCGCGAGCGCGTCTTTACCGCTGGCCTTCTTCGCCTCAGCCTCGTCGGCTGCGGCCTTCTTTGCCTTGGTCGCTGCGCCAAGAATGGCCTCGGTCTTTGCGTCGACGTCTTTGCGTGCCTGGTCGGCTTCCTCCTTCATGGTCTCGCCGATCTGCCTCGCGCGCGCGAGATCGCCTTGTACAACCGCAGCAGCCTGGGCGGCCAGGCCGCCGAGCTCCAGGCCGACCTGCGTAAATACATAGGCGACATTCACACCCAGGACAGCCACTGTTTCGAATACGGTCGTAATCGCCGCGTGCAGCCCACTTGCCTCCTTAACGGCTTCGCCCTCTTTTTTCGCTGAGCCGGCGACCTCGTTAAGGATCGCGTTCAAATCCGAGAGCGAGCTTGCCAACGCAGACACGCCGGCCTGCATCGAATCGCCGATGCCATTCTGCGCGATCGTCCGCATGGTGCTCTCCCAGGCATCGCCCAGGTTGCTGATGGCACCATCGAGCGTCGCGGCACGCAGTTCCATGGCGCCACCGAAATTCGTCTCGCCAATCCCCTGCAGGTACGCCTCGATCTCTTTTGCGTTGTTCCCAACGGTCTTCGTGACGCCTTGGAAAGTGAAAGCGACCTCATCACCGTTCTTTTTGGCTTTGATGCCGAATTCCTTCAGGCGCTCAAACTCCCCCGTTGCCGCATCCGCCACAGCCTCGACCATCTGGTCAAGGCCCTTGCCCATCGCCGCCGCTGTATTGCCGTAGGAGCGCAGCGCCTTCTCCGACGGGTCCAGGCCCAGGTTGCGCATCTTGATGAATGCTTCGGTGGACTCTGCCAGGCTGTACGGAGTGGTCGCAGCAAACGACTGCAGCGCTTTGAAGGCCTGCCCGGCATTGGCCGCTGAGCCGGTGGCCGTAATCAACGACGCGTTCGTTTTATCGAACTCGCGTTGGGCGCTCATGACCTGCTCGGCCAGGGCACCAATGCTGAGCCCGACGCCAGCGAACGCCGCCAGCTCCTTGACCGAAGTCTTGGCGTGCCCGGAGAGTTCCCCCATCGATCCGCCGATTCGTTCGATCTGACGTTGCGCAGCCTGCGCGCCGTCGACAACGAAACTGATTACAGCGCCTGCGCCCGGTGTGAATGCCATCTATCCTTACCTATCCTTTTGCCGCCCATTCTTCAAGGGCGGCGCTTTCCATCGCCTGGATCAATCCGAACAGCCCGGCAATCCTTTTCTTCGGGATCCCGCGCATCCGCATGCATGACTCAACTCCTGGGTAGTTGAGGCCGACGGGGCCAGCCATGCCTATCACCCACTGCGTCTGTACCGTGCACCAAAGCCACCACGCTTCTTCGTTTTCTGGCCATAGCCAGAACTCGTCTTCGTCGATGACCTGGTCGTCTTCGCAGTAAAGGCCGAGCGCCGCGAGCGCATCGGCCATGAATTCGTCGGCCTTCGGTTCATCGTTCGAACCGATCTGCAATTGGCCGCGCGCCTGGAGGCGCGCAGCCTCCTTCAGTTTTTTACTACCGCACCCACTTCCTTCAGGTACGACTGGTAGCAGACGACCGGCATGCCGGCTTGGTCCAGCACCGCAGCCAGGTTGTCGGCATCGAACGGGAGTGGTTGACCGTCTTCGGCCAGCACCGACTCCCAGCCGGTGGCAACGCGCTGGACGAACGCCTTCACGGTTTCGTCCTTGTTCTTGATTGCGTCGTCGATCTCGGTCTGGCTGAGACGGTCGCAGATCAGGACGAATTCGAAGTTGACTGGCTTGCCATCTTCGTCCTTGAACGAGCCCTTGACCGGGACGCGCAGTTTCTTACGGATAACGAGTTTGAGTGCCATTGCTTGTATCGCTTTCTAAAAAGGATTGGATTTACAGGTGGACGATGCGCCATTCGTCGTTGCCGTTGACCGGCACGAAGCGCAGATCGAAACCGATCAGGCGTTTGCCGTTGCGGTCGACCTTCTTCGGTGCGATGAACTGGACAGCCGGCGCGTACACGATGAACTTATTGCCGGAGGTCGTGCCGATCGTGATCGCCAAGCTTTGGGTCGTGTTTGCCTTCACGCTGGCCATCATTGCGACTTCCTGTGCGGCGGTCAGATCCAGCTCCACGCCGCCAGTCGATTCGCGGTCAGTGATATCGACGGTTTCGGTACCTCCCATCGGGTTGAAGCCGACCTGGTTGCCGACCTTGAGCTCCAGGCCGGTGCTGGAATAGACGGTGCCTCCGGTCAGCACGCCGGCGGCGTAGGTTGCGCCCAGGGTGATGTCGACGATATTCGCCTTGGTGATCGCCACAGGCTTTTTCCAGGCGGTGAAGGTGCCGGTATCGGTCGCAGCGCTGATACCCCCGTCCAGGCCAATCCAGTCGAACTTGAGCAGCGGGCGCTCGCCGATCTTGGCCGAAAGGGTAAAGTCCCCCATGGTCGCCAGCAGCTTGTGCAGCACGCCATCGTCGTAGTAATACTGCGAAGCCGATTTCAGGCCAGTGGACACCGGGGTGTATTCAACGCGTGCGGGCGATGCCAACACACCCTCTGCGCAGGCGCAGGCCTGCAGCAACTTGCCCCATGGCGGCGCGGTGCCGGCGGTACCGGAACCGGCCAGCTCGACCGAATAGCTCATCTTGATGCTGGCCGGACCGACCAGCTGCTCGCTGGCACCGAACGCGCCACGGATCAGGCTGCGGTCGATGTTCTGCGCGTCGAGCGGGGTGATACTCGCATCGCTGATCAACACCGCGTTCGCGGCGCCAGTTGGCAGCGCATCGGTGCCGGTGGTCGCCTCAATCGCGGCGGCGACCAGAGTGTTCTTGATGTAACGTGCCATGGTTACTCCTTCTCTGCTTCGTTATTGGTTGCGGCCAGCTCGGCCGGCGAATCCTGGGCAGGCGCCGGGGCCGGATCGGTGGAGACCCATGCCCACTTGGCTTCATCAAAAGCCCAGGAGCCGCCACCAGGTGGCCTCGGGATGTCGCGGTTGTTTTCTGTGTTTTTCATGGTCAGTTCAGTCCAGCGCCTTAACGGCGTCCTGGATCATTGGTTGCTCAGGGTGGAATTGCCCGTTCGATGCTGGACCGTGTAGGTCATACAGACCCAGCCTGTCTTCTTTCCTTCGCTGCTGTACTCCGCTTCCAGCACCGGTTCGCCGATGTCGTCCACCAGACCGCCAAGCGTCGTATGCTGTGCAAGGCGGTTGTAGACGGCCACCAGGAGGGGATCGACCAGCTGGTCCGGCGCGCCTGTGGTGCCGCGCGCGTAGCACTCGACGGAGATGCGAGTGGCCCAGTCGACCGGTGCGCCCTTGATCGCCCCAAGAGCCGGGACCGCGCCGATCATCTGCACGCTAAGTGCCGTCGCGATTCCCTCCGGTACAGATTTGTCCCGCGCGCGGTAGACGGCATCGGCGATTGCAGGCTCCTGGCTGAGCAAGTCCACGACGGCGCCTGTGATATCGAGGAAAGCGGAAGAAGTCATTCGACCTCCAGCAGAAGCATCGAGAGGCCGGTGCCGTCCGGCTGGTGGTCAACGACAATGTGCCGCCCCGCAGCCACTTCCAGCACCTTCCCCTGGGAAGATGCTGGCACCAGCGCCGTCGGCAGGAAGTAGACTGGCCGCGAATCGGACATCCCCACGCCGCCACCGTTGGAGACCCAGGCGGCATCGAAGATTCCACTGACGGCCTGCCCATCGAGTTTATCGCCACCTTCGGCGCAAAACTCTCCGGGCACGAAGAACGGGCTCAGGTCGGTGCCGATCATGTTCGCTTAGGCGTCTGCCGGTGGGTTGCCAGCACCATCGGCGCCGTCGTCGCCCGGCAGCAGCGAGGAGTCGCCGTCCGCACCGTCGGTACCCGCAGGGGCCGCCGGCACCACAGGGACCGCTGGGGCCGCTGCAGGAGCCTTGGCCTTGCCGCCGGCCAGCTCCGCCGAACCTGACTCGATCAGGGCTTGCGCATCCTTTTTGGATACATCGACCTGGTCGCCGATTTCCAGTGGCTTGCCATCATGCTGGACAGGCGAAGTAATGATGATCTTCATGATTTCCCCTTGATTAGGCCACTGCGTTGACGATCAGGTAGCCAGCATCGGCGCCCGCGATCACCGGCGCCACTTCATCGGTCACCGGGAACATCCAGCTCTTTGCGTTACGATCGAAGTACGGCTCTTCGACGATTGCATAGCCTTCCAGCTGATAGGTGTAGCCGTAGGATGGCTTACCCTTTTCCTGCACGGTTCCGACTTCAACGTACGCCAGGACGACGTCCTTGCCCCAGACGTCGGTGAAGTTGCCGGCATCGTCAGCGAAGACCGCGTCGCCGACACGGACCTCGTCGAGGTCGAACAGCTGCGCCAGCAGCTCCGGCGTCGCAACATCGCGACCGGTGTACTTCATGCGGTCAACCACTTTCGGGTGCTGTTTCAACGCGGCAAAGACTGCAGCGCCGATCACAGCCAGATTCGGGCGCTTGCCGATCTTCTTGCGAACCGCTTCCTTACCGGCCTCGATCACAGCAACAGGGTCGCTGACGCCGGAGTAATCGCTCCACTGGGAGGTGCCGGAGAGGGTGATCTTGTTCGATGCGCTGTATGCGGCGGCATTGCGCGCCGTGTCGGCCTGTTGTTTTTCCAGGCGCAAGGCGATGATGTTCTGCGTTGCGTTGATGGTGTTCGTGCTCAGATCGATGCCCGGCACGGCTGCCGCCTCCTGCATCGTTTCGATCGGCAGTTGGCCTTCCAGACTGTGACTTTCCAGCACGTACGGCAGGCCCTGGTGGCCGAACGACACGCGCTTGGTGTTCTGGCCAGGCGCCCGGCCAGTGTTGTACAGCATGAAGTCTTCTTTGCCGAACTGGATGATCTTGCCACCACGTGCACCGACCTTCACGGTGGGGAACAACACGCCGCCCACGAAGTCGGCGTTCTTGTAGCCTTGCGCAATGGAGGTCAGTACTGGATCAACGATCCGGGCCTGCGAATTACTCATTTGGAACATATCGTTTCCTTTATCTCGTAGAGGGAGGGGATCAGTTAGGGATCAGCAGCACTTCGATCACTTGGCCGGCGCCGGAGGAGCTACCCAGCGCATGGGCGACAGCGACACCAGTGTTCTTCGGGATGAGGCGACCGAGTGCATCGACTTCCAGTGCGGCGCCAGCTGTAACGGCGGCGCCGGTTTCCGCTGGCACGGAACCCATCGCACCGACGCTTACGCGCTCGCCGATGGCGCCGGAGAAGTCCGCAATACCCAAGGCGCGCGCGCCCGCCGCAGGGAGCGCGCCGGCGGCGGTTACGGCACGGAATTGAGTGAGCGCGGCGGTGGCGATCACGCTCAAGGTCAGGAGTTTGATACCGGCAGCAGCCATGGTTTTTTCCTCGTATGTGGTGGTGAATTACTTACCGCCGACAGCCTTGTAGGCTGCGACGTAGCTCGTGCCGGGGTTGGCAGCCATGTGCGCCTTAGCGCGCTTGTCCAGCTCTTCGCGCGACAGCGCTTCCGGTTTGTCAGCGCCAGGCTGCACTGCTGCAGGCGGCACCACCGGCAGCGGTGCCGGCGCATCGTTCGCGGTCGCGGTGGCGTGAGCAGCACGGCTGGCCTTCTCTGCAGCCAGGACGGCCTGCGCCGCGTCACCAGCGGTCGACTTGCCATCGAACTTCAACTTGGCGATCAGCGCTTCGTGACCAGGCATCGATTGGCCCTCGATAGCCTGGATACGTGCGCGCTCCGCTTCGGCGCCTTCGGCGCGCAGCGAAACGGCCAGTTCTGGATGGTTTGCTTCCAATTCGTATTTGGTCATTTTCTTGTTTCCTTGTGGGGACTTAGGGGGAACTGCACCTTGTACGGGCTTACGTTGAGGGACGGATGGCAGAGGCCCGCCAGCCTGCCTCCGATTCAGTTGTGCGACCAGCGCATCCATCGTGACGATGCCGTCTACCAAGCCAGCATCCACAGCGCGCTGGCCAGTAAACATGCGGCCATCGGCCATGTCTGCCACCACTTGCTCCTCGCTGACGCCGCGTTGCTTTGCGACCGCGCCAACGAACAGCGAATACAAGTAGTCCAGCTGATCCTGGATGCTGGCGCGGCCTTCTTCCGATAGAGGTGCGTACTGGCTCGCAATACGCTTGTATTTGCCGGCAGTGATTTCGGTCGTCTTGATCCCACGGGCAATCTCGGCAGCGCTGACATCGGTGTGCGATGTCACCACACCGATCGAACCGACTGCGGTCGTTCCGTCGGCGATATAGATTTCGCTTGCGGCGCTGCCGATCCAGTAAGCTGCGCTTGCCATCGTGCCACTCGCGAGGGTCACGATCGGCTTGGCTTTGCGGCCCTCCAGCACGGCGTCAGCGAGTTGCTGCGTACCGTCCACGGTACCGCCAGGGCTATCGATGGCCAGAATGATGCTATGCACGGTCGCGTCATCCAGCGCAGCGAGGAGGTTCTGGCGAATCAGCTGCGTGCTGGCTCCGCCGGAGATCTGGCTGAACATGTTCATCTTCTTGGCAATAACGCCTTCGATCGGAAGGACAGCGACCCCGTCGCGGACCTCGTAGGCGCGCTGCTCGTTGGCAAGAGGACGACCGAGGCGCTGTTCGACGGCGGCGATATCGATCTTATCGCCGCGCAGATGCGTCGCGTAGATCGCTTGCATCTCCAGCAGCCGGCTAGGCTCGATGGCCCAAGGAGAGGTTAGGACTTCAAAGATTCTCATCACGAACGCAGGTGTGGTTGATGATGAGATTGTGAGGAAACGGGTCGTCTCAAAACAGGGCAATTTGAGACGACCCGAAGTTGCTATGCGTCGTCGCTTTTCGCCGGGGCGGGCTCTGCGGCCGGGGCTCGACCAGCCGGAGGGTAATAGATGCCCTCCTTTCTTTCCGCGTTAATCTCTTTCACGCGCTGGCGATGCTTTACTTCCCATGGCACACCGTCGTAAAGAATGCTCTCGCTTTGCTTGGTGCTTATTCCCAGGTTGACGCGGCGCTCGGCAGCATCGACTTCCTTGGTCGGATCCAGGCTTCCAGGTCCGTCCCCCGTCCACATCGCCTTGCACCACGAAGCGCGGACCAAATCATCAACGAAGAAACCTGGTGCGTAGATTCGCCCCTCCGCCACTTCGTCAGCAAGCCATAACTCATACGTCGGCTGGCACAGATAGGTGGCCAGAAAATCACGCCTTGCGCGGAATGACTTCCATGCCATCAAGAGGGCCGCACGCGCGGCGCTGTAGCTGCTCTGGAAGTGCATCACCAGTACTTCGAATGGCATCTCCAGGGCCATGCCGATCTGCCGTACCATCGCCTCCCAGAACGGGTCGAAAGCCGGGTTCGGACGCCCTGGCGTGCTCGTTTCGATACTTTCGCCGGGGAGCAGGTTCACCGCCTTGCCGGATTCCATCTCGCCGCTCCAGTTGGACGACTTCTCCACGATGGCCTTCTTCGAGTCGTCATCAAACATTTCGTCGAAGGCATCCGGATCCATCTTGATGAACACGCTAAACATGCCACTGACGACAGCGGCATTAAGTTCCGCGTCAGTCCAGCGATTCAGCTGCTTCAATGGCTCAAGGATTGGCGCAATCATCGGGACACCGCGAACAAGGCCTGGCCGCAGTGGTTTGAACAGATGCAGCACGTTCCGGCGACCGGTACTTCCGCGCATCACGACGCGGTCCCAGGTGTTTCCGCCTGCATGCATATCGCCAGGATGGCGACGCGCGACGTGGCAGGCGATCGATTCGCCGGTCGATGGATCGATTTCGAAGCCGTCGATCAGCGTGTCAGTGTTCTGTCCCCTATCGGGATTGCAGACGCGGTCCGCCTCCAACAACTGCAACGCCAGTTTGGGACGTCCGCCATCGCGTGCGATACGCGGCGTGATCACAACAGCATCACCGCTTTCAAGCGTCGTCCGCAGCGACAGGTCCTGAATACCATAAAAATTGAGCCGGCGCGCGATGTCGCAATCGAGGGATTCTGCCCAGGCGTTGAAGCGACGCGAGGTGTCTTCCTGCCAAGCATCCGCTTCTTCTTCCGAGAGCCCGAGGGCGGCAGCATCAATTGTCGGGGTACACGACAGGCCGGTGCCGACGGCATGGCTGACCTGGGTATTCAAGGCACCAAGGGCCACCGGAGAATTTCGCATCTGATCTCGACTACGCGCCCGCAGCATCGGAAGATCGCGGATCACATCCGTCGTGGGCGAACCACCCCCTGGCTGCCAACGACTCAGCGCTGCACGATCCACGCGGGCGCCGGTGTATCCCCCTGCGATTGCAAGTTGAAGCCTGGCGGCGGTGCGCTTAGCTGCTGTGCGCGGCGCAACGTATTCAATCGCCTTGTCGATCCAATTGGAGGAAATGGCAGGTTTGCGCTCGCCCATGTCAGCCTCCTGGAACAATCGTGCGGCAACGGCCACGGCCACGAGAGCGGACCGACAACTCATTCACCCGCTGGTTCCAGGCGGCGACACCTTTTTGAACCGCCACCAGGTCGGCACGCGTGAGCTTGCGACCGGCAATTTCGTAGGACTGGCCGGAAAGAATTGCTGTCTCTGCCGCCAGATACTTTTCCAACTGCGCTTCGGCCTGCGCAAGTGTAATCCCGCTCATATTTGCTCTCCTTATGATGCTGAGAGTCTATGGATTACGTAAGGCCAATAACAGGGCAATTTGAGACGGGGCTAGGTCCGCGATGTCGCCGTGTGCAGACGTCTGCACACCGCAGATGTCAACCGCTTGCACGTCGCCCCGCCCCTCCCTGCGGCGTTATTTCCCCGTTTTCATGAGGCGGTACAAGGTGGCGCGGCTGATTCCATGCTTTGCCGTGACTTCCTCGGTCGGCATCCCGCTAAGACCATCTGCGAATGCGTGCTCGCGTTCCTGCGCACTAGGATGTTTGCGCTTCTTAGGGATACGTACACGCAGCCCGCCGTAGTCGGCTCGCACCATGACTTCGATCATTCTCGCGGCTTCGGCGTCCAGGCCTTCAGCCTGGGCGGCGCGCAGAATCACTTCAACGATATCTGGATCCGGATCCAAGTTCATGCCTGCCCCCTGCGGGTGCCTGCGAGGGAAATCCGACCACCACGAATCACTTCGGGGCGAGCGGGCGCCGGGGAAAGATTCGCCGCCTGCAGCTCCGCCGCGTGCTGATCGCGAGGACCTTGTGGCGCCGACGGTGGTAACTCCTGTTGCAGGGTTACTTCCTCCGGCGCAGGAAGGATCGCGGGAGCCATTTTCGGCAAAGGCGGAATAGTTGCGATCGATGGCTGGTCCTCAACCACGGCCAACTGCTTGAACATATCGAGGTTGCGTGGATTGAGACGCTCACGCAGGCTCTGCCAATAGTGTTCGCTCTTGCGGTTCAAGCCCAGGTGATAAGCGGCAGCGAGGTTATAGACCATCAAGTCGAGTGCTTCGTTGCGATCACCGGGCTTTTTTTCCCAAACGCTGACCTTAAATCCACGTTTGAATTTCGTCACGCGAAACTCGGCGGTCAGCTGCTCGAAATACGATTCCGGCAGGCCTTGAGGGAAATGCACCGCGCCGGCGCCAGCGGACAGCTTCCAGCGGCCCGCCAGGTAGTCTTTGGCGGTGTCAGTGCCGACGAACCATAGTTTGCCGCCACGCTTCTCAGCCTTGCCGCGCGGGGTGATATCGACGATCGTCGGTTTCGAACTGATGATGGGGCGGCCTGGCCGGGATGCGCCTTTAATCGCGTGCACGCCACGGCGCCGCAGCGTATAGGTGAAATCATAGACGTCCTGAGTGTGGGCGCCGCCCGAGTCGACGAAGGCGGCCTCGATCCCCAGCAACTCGCCGTACGCGTGCCTGTAGCGAGTTTGCAGCAAGCGATCGGCCTTCTTCCAGGTGGCCTCGTCCGATGGGTCGCCGTGAATCACATGGAAGTCCACGATCCAGGACTCCAGGCCTTCGCCCCAAGCGACGGCCTTATACTCCAGTCGGTCGTTCTGCGTGTCGATCGCAGCCGTCAGCACCAGACCTTCCGCTGGCACGGTGCCGAGCTTGTACGCTTCCACACGCGCCATCAAGTCCTCATGGCGGGTCTTTTCTTTCGCCCGCGCCCAGCACCTGGCAAGCCGCGTGTTGTAGAAGGTGATCATCTGCTCGTCGCTGCCCGCGTCCAGCTTTGTCTTTGCCTCCTGGTATTCATCGAGCAATGCCTTCCAGGGAAGCCAGCCGTACGGTGCAAACATGGCGCTGATTGTGAAGCTCTCGGTCTGCCCGTCACCCACTACGCCGTCAGACCATGCCCCGCGCGCAAACATGCGGTTTTTATCCCGCTCATGGTGGATCGCGCCGCACTCCATGCACGGATATTCGGCTGTTTCGCCATCCGGCGACAGCTTGAGGTTTTCAAAGACCAACGGCTGCTCCGCTCCGCAATGGATGCAGTCGGCCAGCGCTTCGCGCCGAGTCCCCTTCTCGTACAGCCCCTCAATGATCGACTCGCCTTCGATGGTCGGCGAGCTGGGGTAATACGCCTTGCGATTGCGTTCGAACGTAGTTTGTCGCGCTTCCGCCAGTTTGACCGGATCGCCCTCGCCGTCCACGTTGCCCACGGCGCGGTCCACCTCGTCGAATAGCACCCGCCTGGCCGGCAGTTCGGAAAGGTTGGCCGCCGCGCCGGCGGTCACGATGGTCAGCGCTCCGCCCACGTACTCCTTGGTGTCGGTAGTGTTGACCGAATCGCGCGACCTGGGCGACGCGACACGCTCCTTCAGCTCGGGAACCGCCTCGATCGTCTTGGCGATCCTGGTGCTCGTGCGCTTTTGCAGTTTCCCCGTCGGGAGGATCCAGAGGAAATTCGACGGCGATTGGTGGACGCTGGCGCCGAACCAATTCAGTCCTACCTGAGTCTTGAGCATCTGGGAAGCGCCCATCAGCGCGACCCGCTTGCATGGATGGTTATCGGACAAGCAGCGCATCACTTCCCGCCCATGCGGCGTGCGGCTGGTCCTGTATTTGCCGTATTCATTCGCGCCGGTAGACTTGGGAATGATCATGTAGCGATCGGCCCACTCGTCGACCGTCATATTGGGATCTGGTTCAAGACCACGACCAAACGCGTCGGGTACTACGTGAACTGCCGGTGTCATTCGCTGGCGCCCTCCACATCTACCCCGATCCTCGATTTGAACGAAAGCGCCATGCTGGCAAGCAGCGCGCGGTGCTCGCGCTCAATGACTTCCTCGCACTCCTCTGCGGTGGCCAGGCCCGCCACATCGCCAGCGATGCGGCGCGAGCAGTTCGCGAGCCCATCGCGTAATGCTCGCGCGATCTCGAAGGTAACCGCCTCCACCTCCACCTTCACCAGGTAGAGCCCCGCCATCTCCGCAGCCTTGATCTCGGCTTGCAGCGCCTCCGCCTCCTCCCTCCGCGCGCGGCTGCTTTCGTAGGTGGTTGGGGCTCCTCCGCCCTCCACGCCGCCAGGCTTGCCGGAAGCGGAGGCCTCGGCCCCGCGTCGGCTATTGGTGCGTGCGCGCGTGTGCTTGTGGTACAGGTGCGTCGCGTATTCAGCATCGACCGCGCCGTCTGTGACAGGAATTCCGCACCGCTCGATGGCGGCGTACCCTTGCTGCCTAGAGATGCCGAGCGATTCTGCCCACTTTGCGATTTTTGTCAGGTTTGGCATGTACTGTGTTGCTTGTCAGGGAAGTTGTCAGGAAATGTTTTCGGCTCCGGCTAGCGCGGCGACGGGGCCTGAATTACCCTCGTCCGGCCAGGTCGCCGGGAGTACCTTGATGGGGGGGGCTACCCCCGCAGCCTGGCTCTCGCTACCGCCTTGCCCCACTCAGTCTCGAACTGGCGAGGGAACTGTGCGTTTGCCTCGGCTTGGCCCACTTCGAAGAAGCGCAGGCGGGGGCGATAGGTCAGGGACTGGACGAAGATGAACACCGGGCGCACCGCCGTGCCATGCGCGAAGCGACGCTTGAGGTAGATTCCCGGCGCCAGTCCGCGATTCTTTCGGGGCAGTGCGAAGTAGGTCACGCCCTGGCGCGCGACCGCGCGGTTGGAGCGCGTGCTGCCGCTGGCGCGGGATTCAAAGCCTGCGCCGCGCTGCAGCTTGAGCTGGGACAGGATCTGAACGATCTGGCTGCGCTTGACGTTGCCATTGCCATCCAGTTGCGCGCCTGCAGCAGGCACTGCGAACCATCCTGCCTGCATAAGATTGGAACGTTGCAGCAATCGCTCCATTCCCTTCAAGCCACGGATACCACCGTAGATCTGCGGCAGCAGGAAGCGATCTGCCGGCGTACCACGCCCACTCGGGTTGTCCTTGACCCAGAGCTTCGCCTCCAGGTTCTGCTTCGTCGCCGCCTTGACGAACGTCCCGTTCAAGGCGTACGAAGTCGGGCGATCAAACGAGCGTTGCATCTCGTCCTTGATGGCGGCCTGGGCGGCCTTGATCGAGCGCGTCAGCGAAACAGCGGCCACGAACGGCGCCTGGTTGCCCAGGTCTTTCAGCCGCTGCGCGACGTCCGGAAAGTTATCTTTTACTGTGACCTTCATCTTCTCCCTTCCAAACTGTGATCTTGAACTACGATGCAGGGTTTTCCGGCTTTGTCTTAAACCCTGCTCCGTTGAAACCCGCACCAATACTCACTTAGAGCAGGGTATGCATGGTTACAGGGTTGATTTACATGTGGTCATTCAAAAAAAACATACCAATGACCCAGACATAGATTTCCGCACACGTGCGCCCCACCCTGCTTACCCTGCAACCCTGCTACAACCGCCTATCCATGCGGGTTTGCGCGGAGCAGGGTTTGATTCCAACCCATGCCAACCCTGCATCGAACCCTGCATTACTCGGCCCGCACATCGGCCAAGTCCCTGAATTTGTCGATCTCCGCCTCCAGCTGCTCCTTGTCGGGATTGCCGATCTCAAAGACCATCCGCGACTTCGGCTGCTTTTTGCTCACTGATACCTTCCGCTTGACCTTGTGTTCGCGACTGGCGATCAGGCCGGCGAACTTGCACAACGTCAGCGCCTTCTCGCCGCTCTTGTCACACCAGCGCCGGTAGATGCGGTACAAGTCCTCCGACAGGCACGAACTGTACGGCGCGTCCAGATAGCCATCCTTCCACGCACGGTGGAATGACATCCAGCCGCTGAGCCCGAACTCGATCACGCGCTCCTTCGCCAGTGTCATCGGCGGCTTGGTGTGCTCGTTGAAGGTGCCGAGGTCCAACGTGAGGAGGAAGTGATAGAAGGCTTCAATGGCGCCGGCGTCGATCGCCGCCTTGACCTCGGCATAAAACTCCTCCGACTGCTTTGCCCTGGCTTCGATCACCATAAACCGGCGATCTTCCAGTTCGATCGGGATCGGCTGCGGCTCATTGGAGAGGAATACGCTATTCATGTGGTTGCGCTCATCGCGCAGCGGCAGGTTCTTCTCGTTGATGCTCATGGACCTGCCGGTGATCATGTACTTCAACGTGCCGTTGTGACTGAATCGGTCATCGCGGGAGAGGACCTCCTCGAACAGGACGAACAGTTTGCGCGAGCGCCATGCGGTGAATGTTGATTCCAGCTGGTGTTGGCTGGCGACCGTGCCGTAGTCGCCGTAGATCGGGGCGACCACATCCTGAAAGAATAGGCTTTTGCCGGTGCCCTGCTTCTCGCCGAACATCAGCAGCGCGGTCTGCATCTTTGCACCAGGGTGCTGCAGCGGATACGCCAGCCAGCGCAGGATCCAGTAGACGCAGTCCTCCACCTTATCTTCGGCGCCGCACAGCGACTCAAGGAGCGCGAGGATCGGCGTGACCAGGTCTGCATTGGGTTTCGGTATCAGCGGCCAGCCCAGGAAGATGTTCACGTGCGAGACGGGGTCCGCCTGTTGCGTAGGGTCGAACACCAAGTTCTTTGCCTCGATGGTCTTACGCAGCGCGTGTTCCTGCCATTTCGATGTCAACTCCGCCGTATAGTCGGCGCGCACGGCACCCAGGCTCATCACCTGCTGGCCGATGCCGTCCCAAACAGTTTCGGTACCGCGAAGCAGAGTCAGTTGCTCGAGCATCTCGCCAAGCTTGCCGCCAGCGCCGCCACCTTCCACCGCGCGTCCACCGACCAGCGTCGGGAGACTTTCACGCATCACAGTGCGCCGGGCCGGATCCTTCTCCCACTTTGCGGCCAGGTCTTTACCGACCCAAGCCGCGAAGGCGGACTTCTTCAAACGTTGCTTGCGGAGTGAGTCCCATACGTCGGTGGTCGGATAGATCAAGGCGAAGTGGGACAGCAGCCCCTCCAGCGTTGGCACCGTCAGGCTCGTCGGCCCCGCCTGAACCGGGGGCGCGGGGGGCTCGGAAACGTGATCGGGAGCGGACTCGGCTTCCGGTACAGGAACAGGCACTGGGCCGCTCGACGCCGCGAGCGCGGTCAAGACTTGGGCACGAACCTCCCCCAACGATTCCTGTACGTGCAAGTCATTGAAGTCGGTCCATTTATTCTCGCCACGATCCTTGAACACTGGCCAGACGACGCGCGCGTTGCCGACCTCACGTGCAGCGGCGCGCGCGCTGGCAATGCCTGCATTCTCAAATTTCCAGATCTGGAAACGCCGGCCTGACCGCACATCGGCCTCAACATAATCGGTACCGGTCAAATCTTTGCGCCAGGTGGCGCGCACGGTCACTTGATCACCCGCTTCGTTGTGCAGCACGTGATCCGTACCGTCAATGGGAGGTGCGGCAACACCGAACTCGGTCAAAACGTCGCGCTCATACCGCTGGACTAGTTGCCAGTCATCGTCAGCGAAGAAGATCAGTTCGGCGTCCGGGAAGTCTCGCCGCAGCTGGCGCGCGATGTGCACCAAGTTGCCGGCGCTGAAGGCGACCATAAGCGGCAGCACCTCGTTGGCAGCCATGCGAACGCTTCGACCACTGGCGTATCCTTCGGCGAGCCCGATCTGAGGAATGCTTGGGGACAGAGCACCCAGCAGGCAGCTGACCCCAATGGTATCGGCGCCGGCATTGAACTTCTTCTCCCCCTCGGCATCGATTTTTTGGACGCACATCAGCTCGACGTTGCCAGGCTTATAGCGCCGCGCCGGGATCAGCAGCATGCCGTTTTCGTCGAGGCGCACGCCCTCACCGGACACTTGCTTGCGAACCAGATAAGGGTGGGCGGCAGCGTCCGTAGCGGGCCTAGCCTGACGCCATTGCATGCGTGCGCGGCCAGCTGCTCGCTCCACCACAGCAGCCCGGCGCGCTTCCTCCTGACGCGCCTTTTCTTCCTGTCGGCGCTTGATCTTGGCGAGCTCCGCTTCGCTTACGCCTGACCAGTCGGGTTCGATCTTGACTGTTCCCGGATCACGGCCTTGCCAGCGCCCAAAAGCGCCAGTGACTATGAAGCGCCCGTCGTCGAGCTTTTCTTCAACCAACTTGTACCAGGACTTCTTGCCCTTGCCGAACTTTCGGAACTTCCCGCTGGTATCCAGCGGAGTCGGCGGCAGTGCAGGTAGCACCGCCGCCATCTGGGCCAGAACCTCGTTAACCGTCGTCATTTACTCTTTTTCCTGGCGCGTCGATGCCTTGTAGGGGACGTGCTTGCCGCCCATGACAGAAGGAATATTGCGATAGTCCAGAGCGCCTTCGCGCAACACCATTGGGCTGCGGCTACGAAGCGGGCGATGCACGCCGCCAACGCGCGGTGCAGCAGGAATGCCAACGTATTGCTCTTTGGGCGGTTCAAAGCCGAGGAAACGGCGCCCTTCCGCAGTGATCGTCACGACGTCGTCGTTGACGGTGACCAGCCCCGCAATTCGCAAGCGCGAGATGACGACCTGGCGGAAGTCACCGGTGGATTCGTGCTGGTCGATCTGCGTGCGCAGTTCGCTTACGGTAGCTGGCCGGTGGAGACGGTGGAGCAATGCCAGGCATTTCTCGGCGCGGCTTCCGCTGCGCGGGAGGGTGTTCTTAGCCATTCGCGACCTCCTCTTTTGCCTGAGGCAGCTTGACTACGTTCGTACGTGGGCAGTACACGGCGAACATCAGGGCCTGGAGCTTATCGAAAGTCCGGTGCACGGTCGCGCCATGCTCCTCGAGACTCTTTCGTTCGCCAGAATCGATCTGACCATCGTTGATCGCATCCATGAATTGCTTGAAGTGCTCAGCAAACTCCACGTGCAGTTCGTTGAACACCGCGTGGACTGAATCGTTGTCGACTTGGCCGATATCAGGCAGCTTGGCGAAAGTCCCGCCGCTCGCATGCGCGATTGCCTCCGCAAAATGGGACGCGCCGGAGAGCTCCTGCAGCAGCATCGCATCGCTGGTGGAGAGGGATTGTCCCTTGGTCTCATAGACCCGATTCTTAAGCGCGTTTTCGGTCATGCCGAGATGCGCAGCAGCGACCACCCACTTTCCATCGATGGCATTGACCATCTTCACCAGGGCGCTACGAACTTCCATACAAGCTCCTAAAAAATTATGGTTTTTTTAATACCCGGCCAGTCCTACACTTCGGGAATGGCTACTTCGTAGCAACGCCAGGAGTTAGCAGGGCGTCTCTTGAGACGACCCCCTTGGTCGCTTCCGCGATTTGGGCGGCATAGTTCGTCTCCCCAGTCCATTCGGTTCTGGGGAGCCGGCCTTTCGCCTTCCATTTACACGCCGAGGGGCCTTTGACGCCGCAAATGCGCGCGATCTTGTTCGGCCCCAGGATGTCAAACGCAACTTCAAGTGCCGTCTTATGAGGTGAAATGAGTTTTGTCATGACCGCGATAGTAGCCGTTAGCTACTAATTGCGCAATAGCCAGCAGGAACTGTTTGGAGGTTATAGTGCGACTGATGAGCCATGAGATCTATGCAGGCTTCGCAAAGCGCCTGTCCCAACTATGCGAAGAGAAGAAGTTGCCCGAGCGCGGGCGTCAAGCCGCCCTGGCGCGGGTTTGCAGCATTAAGCCGTCGTCTGTGAATAAATGGTTCAATGCAATATCACTGCCTGACGCGACCAACCTGGTGATCATTGCGGAATGGGGCAAAACATCCGTTGATTGGCTACTGACCGGCAGGGGAATGCAAGAATCCAACGTCGTGCCTGTCGAATTCGCACTTTGCTGGATTAACAGTGATGAGGAAGGCGTATTGAGCCAATACCGGCAGTGCACCGATGCCGGCAAGAGCTTAGTTAAAGACACCCTGCAGCACGCGGAGAAGGACGCTACACGGCTACGCGCCGCAAGCTAATTGACTTATCCACGAATGAATAGCAACGCAATTCAGCCTCGGATAGCGCATGGAGCCCATGGTTTAAAGTCAATATAGTCTGCGCATGGATCTATCTGCGCGACTCGACCTGGCAATGCGCCGGGCTGGCTACTCGTCTCAAAGCGCCTTGGCGCGAGCAGCCGGGGTATCACAACCATCCGTCAATCGGATTTTGAAGACCCCCGGAAACCAGGGGCCAGAGACCGCCACCATCATCAAGCTGGCCAGGGCCTGTGGGGTAACCGCCGAGTACTTGCTTTACGGCATTGAGAGCGAGCTAGAGAGGCCAGCAATGCAAAACAATCTTGCACTTGTATATCTCGATCAGGCCGAGCTGCGAATCATCACGCTCTACAGAGAGTCGACCTTGGCGGGCAAGCATTTGATCGCCGAAATGGCCGAAAACGCCCCTAAAGAATTAGATTCGCCGCCGCCCGCCGACGACGAGTGACAACCGCGCCGGCATAACAACACTCCTAGCGCGCTCTGGCGCATAGTAGTTCGCCTGCGATTCGATAGTCTTTCGGATCGCCTCCCGCACGCCCACTGGAAGGGATCGAAATGCCAAGAGCATTTCTCTCTCCTGGTCACTCATGTCCATATTGCCACCTCGTAATCAAAATTGCCTAAGTAACAGGCGAATGATAGTACTTCATTGATAGGGTTTCACCTATTCACATTTTTGAAAGGCAAATTCATGGTATCGAAAGAAGTTACCTTACGTTAAGTGAATTGCATTTCAATTTGCACTTGCTTGCGTACACTGCGCGAAGGAGGCGCAATGTACGATTTTCTTGATCTCAAGCTGGTCCAGTACATGAGCGAGGAGACAAGCCTGACCGCTGTAGCGTCCCGGGCGCGAATGTCTTTACCAGCAGTGAGCCAGCGCCTCGCCAAACTTGAAGAGCATTTCCAGGTCAAGCTTGTAAAGCGCAGCGGGGGCTTTGGCCTCACCCCAGCAGGCCAGCTGCTATTTCGAGCCGCCGCAAACATCAACGCCGAGATTGCCGATGTGGAGCGCGGCCTACACGACCTCCACGCCAAAAGCCAGGCGCACCTGACCATCAGCTGCAGCGACTCCACCCTGATCGACGATCTCCCCCTGGTCTTAGACCGCCTTGTGGCAGACATTCCGGGTCTACGAATTCACGTCCAGGACACCCCCACGGCGCGACTCACAGACCAACTGATCGAAGGAGCGATCGACGTCGCCCTCCTTCACGACAAGATCAACACCCCCGGTGTCGAGCTCACTCCCTATCGAACCGAGCGGATCTGCCTCGTTGTCCCCCTGAGCCATCCCCTGGCGCAGCAACCAGGGCCGATTCAGCTTGCAGACACCTTCAACCACGAGCTCATCCTAGTTGGCGGCGGGCGGCAGACTGACCTGGCTTCGGAAATTCAAAAGTTAACCGGAAAAGCTCCGAACGTTCGTGTGACAGTTCAAAGTATTGAGGCCCTATGCACACTCGTCGGCCAGACAAACCTTGGCATTGGGCTGGCGCCGGAAACCGCAGCACGTCGCCATGCACCTACGCAGCCCATTCAAGTCAGACGCCTAGCAGAGGCATGGACGGTGCGACAACTATATGCCTGCACCAGGCCACTTCATGAATCCAATCAGCCAACTCAGCGGTTTGTCGCCCTGCTTGAGGAACGATTCCGGTCGAAACTCAGCTAGATTTCTCGCCAATTATCACGAAAACCGTAGTAATTCACTCCACAGCCCATAGCTAACAAGCAACAAACAGCGAATTCACAGCTAACAGCTATTGCATAATCAGTAGCCATTGGCTACTATTGCCTCACTTTTCAAGGGAGGCAATCATGCAGTTCAGCATTGGCAGCCGCGATTCAAGAAGTGCACAGCAGTTCGAAGTGCGAGTGATTTCTCGCAAAGAAGACCCATACGCAGGACTGAAAGGCCACGATTACATCAAGGCCCGCAATCTCGCACCTGTGATTAAGCGTGTGCAGACGTCTGCACAGAATTCCGACCGCGCTTCGCGCGAGGTGTGCGAATGAACGCACCACTGACCATCGCGATTTTGCCGGCGCAGGAATCCAAGCTGAGTGACCATGCGGCCGCACTGCTGGCCAGCATGAAGAACCTGCAGGCTGCGGCCAGCAACGCTTACGAGCTCCTCGAGGAGGCCGGCTTCGCAGGCCTGCGCGGCGACACTGCTGATGACCTGCGCCAGGCGCTCGCCATCCACGACCACCTAGTCCAAGAATTCAACGTCAAGGTGCGCACCAGCACCGGTACCGCCACGTTCTGCACCTGCGCGACGAATGCCGCCTGCGCCGCCGAAGAGGAGCTGGAGCGCCAAGGCGATACGCCTTGCGGCATTACCGTTACGCCGGCCGACCCAGACCTCCACTCCCTGGCAGCTGCACATCGCTTCTTCAAGGTTGCCAGCCCCCTGGACACCGCGCTGAAAGACCCATCGATAGGCCGAGCGCTGCGCACCTACGCACGCAAGCACCCTGTGCGCCGCTTGCCGACCGCCGATTTCAAATCCCTTGCGGCCAACGACCGCGATTAACTGAGAGACCCACGCCATGAGCAAACTTGTAGTCCTTCCAGCGCCGGTTGTACCGGCTCCCGCCGACCAGGTGATCGTTGTCGATGAACTTGTTATTGAGGGCTATCGCGACATTCCGCTACACCTGATCCGCATTTCGTACACGAACCGGACCCGCTTCAACCCTGAGGCGCTGCAGCAACTCGCGGACAATATCGCCGAAGTGGGCATCCTCCAGCCGATCCTGCTGCGCCCGGTCACGCCGACCGCCGATGTGCCGCAGATCTTCGAAGTTGTTGCCGGCGAGCGCCGCTTCCGTGCGGCTGTTATGGCCGGCCTGCAAGTCGCGCCCGCCAGCATCAAGCACCTGACGGACAAACAGGCTGCCGAAGTCCAGCTGCTTGAAAACATCCAACGCGAGAACCCTCATCCGCTGGAAGAGGCGATCGGCTTCGAGCAATTGATGCTCAAGCACGGCTACAACGCCGACCAGTTGGCCGCGAAGGTCAAGCAGAGCCGCTCGTATGTGTATGGGCGCCTGAAGCTGTGCGCACTGTCGCTGCGCGCCCGTGAACTGTTCCTGGACGATGTGCAACGCTTCCCTGCCTCGCTCGCATTACTGATCGCACGCATCCCAACGCCGGAGCTGCAAGATCAGGCTCTGGGCGAAATCATGCAACCATATGGCGATGATGAGCCGATGTCCGTGCGCGACGCGGCGCAATACATCGCTAGTCGCTACACCCTGAACCTGGACGCCGCCGCCTTTGACATCAAGGATGCGAAGCTGATGGCCAGCGCAGGCAGCTGCGTGAAATGCCCTAAGCGCACCGGCAATCAGCCTGAGATCTACACCGACGCCAGAAGTGCAAACGTCTGCACGGATCCAGACTGCTTCGCCGAGAAAAAGGCCGCTCACTATCAACGCATCATTGTCATCGCCAACAAGAAAGGAATTCCGGTCCTGGAAGGCGAAGAGGCAGACGCCGCACAACCTGACACGTGGAGCCGCGAAGAGGAGTTCGTCACCGAAGACCATCACTTGAGCGCTTTTGATCGCGTGTCGCCGGCAACCGGGATGTCCGGCGCGATCAAGAAGCACCTCACCACAGTTGGCTGGCCAGCACCGGCGAAATACCTCAAGAACGAAAACGGTAGCGTTGATCCCCTCTATCGCCGCGAGGACATCCAGGCCGCGCTGGAAAAGGCCGGCGCATGCGAATCGGAGCATGAGCGCACTGCGCGTCTCGGCGACGCCTCGGATGCACAGAACGTCAAGTTGACCAAGCAGCAGGAGGCCGAAGCGAAGGCCGCCAAGGAGCGCGAAGAACGCCAACAGCGTTGCAAGACGCTTACGCAGGAGCGTGTGATCCGCTACCGCAAGCTCCGTGCTCGCGCCGCCGGCGGACTCACGCTGACCATGCTACGCGAACTGACCAAAGCACTTGCCCTCGGCACTTACGACGTCAGCCTGCCAGACGACTTGATCGGTGACCTGTACCCATTCCAGGACCGCAGCGACGCTGGCCTGTGCAAATTCATCGACCAAGCCGATGTGGCGACCGTTCAGCTGTTGCTGATGGACCTTGTCGTAGGCGAAAGCCTCAGCGTGTCTACTTGGGATTTGGATGATGATCCCTCGCCAAGCGCTCTGGCGATGCTCGCCATGGCCAAGGCGGACGGCATCGATGTCACTCCGGCAGACATGGCCGTTGCAAGCATTGATATCGAAGGCCTGCAGGATCCGGTCGGCGTCCGCGACGCAATCGCCGCCAACATCGACCATCTGGCTGCTGTCGCCGCACACATCATCGACAAGGCGCCACACCACCTGGCCAACGTAGAGGCCGCCGCAAATAGCCTCGGTTACTTCTACAGCACCAACGGCTGGCAGAAGAAGGCAAACGAGGCAACCCCAGAAGTCAAGGCGACGCCCAACCATGGCGCGGAAGAACCAGCGAGCGCGCAGGCACCGCGCAAGACGATCACGCTCAAGCCGAAGGCGCAGAGCCAGCAAGAGGGCGAAGCCAGTCCGGTCGTCAAGGTGAAGAAGGACCGCGCTGCACAAGCTGCCGCTGCCTTGACCCCTGCCACAGCCTGGCCATTCCCTACCCCGACCCGAATCACCACCTAATCGAGCAACCCAATGAACATGAAAAAACTCACTAACTTGATCTCCGCTGCATACACTCACGCCACCCTGACAGCCTCGCGACTTCTTCCTTGGCTGCCGGGCGTAGCACCAGGCCCTGTCAGCACGCCCGCCCTGAACAAGGTTCTTCTCAATCTATGTGGTGGCGACCGAGAACTCGCCCTGTTCGTCATGCGCTGGATCGCTTTTCCACTACGCCGTCATCACGCCAAGCTGGCGACAGCGCTCTGGATCCGCAGCGGTCAAGGCAACGGCAAAAGCCTGTATTTTGAACAGGCTATTTTGCCGCTCTTCCTCGAGCATGGCGTGAGCGTGCCCGACTACAAACTGTCCTCTTCCTTCAATGACTGGCTGTACGGTCGGCACATGGTCGTGGTCAATGGCGCGATGGCCCGCGCCGAGGAGGTGGCGACGCTTAAGCACATGATTACCAGCTCGCACGTCAAGTTGCACAGCAAAGGCCGACCGTCCATCACGACCAAGAACCGCGCCAATTTCGTGTGCCTTTCTGGCCACCAGGAGGCACTCCCGATCGACAGCTGCGATCGCCGCTTTGTGGTGATTGAAAGTGGACCTGCATTGCCTCGGGAAGTCTATGCCGCTGCCGCAAAGGAGATCAGGAGCGGCGGCGTTGAGGCGCTATACCGCTACTTCACTCGCGAGATCCGTATGGGTGGTTTTAGCATCGACTCATTACCTGGCCAACGAACCATCCAGACCGAAGAAATGCGCGCCCGCTTCCTGAAACCCATTCAGCACGCAGAAAAAGTCGGCGGTGCACAGTAATGAACGCTTTCAAAAATCACACGACAACTGCAGCGCCCCTGGGCCAACCACCAGCCGCGCAGATCATCGCCTGCCTGGTGTCGGAGCTCCGCGCTGCTGGCGAGATCCTGGTGGCCCTACGCCACTTCGGTACGCAAACACAGCTGCTGCATGCACGGATCGACCTGCAGGGGCGCGGCCTGATCGAAGGCCACATGCTCCGCACACCGGAGCGCGAAGCGGTGCTGGATATGGCAAAGCAGTACACACAGCAGTACCAAGCCGCGATTTCGGCGGCGCCGGTGAGCGCTGCCGCTACGCGCGACCTCCTGCACCGCCTGCGCACCGTTGCCGGCCAGAGCACGATCAAGCCTCCCGCCATCGACCTGGAGGCTGCCGATCACATTGAGAAACTTCAGCGATACATTGACGAAGCGCCATCTGGCATCAATTTTGTGCAGGTCACGTCGAACCCTGACGTTATCCGGCCCGACCTGGGCGACCGTCGCTTTTGGCCTGTCGACCTGACTGCGCAAGATAGTGCTGCCATCCCTTCGTCAGCCGGCCAGGAATTGGTTTCCATCCTGGAAGGCGCTCTGGCCGACGACCTGGTGCAATACCACTCCCAGGAGTGGCTGGCGCGCGCACGCACTGCCATCGCAAAGCATCGCAGTCCTGCAGCCACCGAGTCGCAGCAAACTCCAGGCGGTGCGGTATGAAGAAAACAGCGCCGCTGCCGCGCCAACCCATTGTCTTCCCCCGCGCAGATCCAGCGGCCCTGGTGGAGTTTGATCCTGCTACCAAGGAGTGCACCATGAACTGCGGGCCACACCGCGATGACCCGCGCAGCGCGAAGGAACGCAAGCTGCTTTGTGATGAGTGCCGTGGA